CTCGAGTAAAGTGTTCTGCGCCTAAACGCTCAACATCTTCCTTTAAATGATCGTTACTGCCCCAATAGTCGCGCCAGTCACTTTCCACTGAGCTGCGTCTTTTGTTCTTTTTACCTTTAAGCGGTGGGCGTGTCTTTTTGAATCGGGCTAACTTTTTACCAACATATTTTCTATTGTTAGTAAGGTTAGTAATCAAATAAACAAACGCTTCCGTACCTTCAGGTAATTCGTCTACACTTGTTCCATTATACGTCCAATTCATGCACTTATTTAAAAGAGCATGATATCAAACTAAAGCTATTTTGAACTAGTTAATATACTCAGTATCAGTGTTGTAGCTGGTAAAGCCACCTTCCTTGATAACTGTTAGTACGTTGTTTACACGCCCAACTAGCTCTTCCTTGTGACTGATTAGGAAAATGTTCTTACGCTGTTCACGATTCATTTTCTTAAGGATAGCAAGACTGTTTTCAACACCCATAGTATCCATACCACTGTCAATGAGCTCGTCAATGCACATCAAGTTCATTGGCTGATTTAAACTTTCGTAGATGTCACGGAATGCCCAGCTTAGGCTGAGAATAAGTCTGTTACGCTCACCTCTGCTCAAGTTGTCGAAGTCTAGTTCACGGCCATACTCTGTAATCTCAACCGAAAGGTCGCTGTTAAACTTAACGTCATGCGGCAATCCAATCTTGTCTAGATAATATGCTAGACGATGATTTAGATAGCTGATGTTTTGGTCAATGATACGCTTACGAATAAAGCTATCTTTGCTAGTTAGTAGCTTGTGCAAGAACTCTTGATGATCCTTAAGATCAGTAAGTTCGTTAATACGATCCCAAGTAATTTCCTCTAAGCCAGTGCTGCGTAACTGCTCAATCTGTTCAATATACGGATTAGTTTCTTCTAGCTTTTCTGCATACTGTGTTGCTAGAGTATCTAAGTTATGCTTATGCTCCAACGCACTTTCAAGATCATTATAAAATGTATCAACCTCGTCTGCAATGTTTTTATATTCAGCTAGTGCAGTTGCAAGTTCACCGAGACGTACTTCCAGTTCGTCGTGATACTTTTGTTCTTCTGCAATTTTCTCAATTAAGTCCGCAGTGTATTCTTCGTGAGTAGTAAGATGTGCTGTACCCTGCCCACAAGCAGGACATACACCTTCGTGTGCTTTTTGCAAGTTGGCTTTAAGTTCTTCTAACTTTTTAACACTGCGATTAAAACTAGTATCAGTACGGTCTTTTTCTTTTTCTAGCACACTCTTAGCATCGCTTAGTTCTTTTACAGTTTGATTGTGCTTGTGATTAGCAATTTCTTGCTCAATAGCAATTTCGCTAAGTGTTTCGATCGTAGTAGCCATGTCAGCAAGTTTATCACTCTTGGTCTTTTCCCAAGCTCGGCTGCGTAGCTCAATATCGTTAATGTTCTTTTCAATACGTTCGTTACTGGCTTTAACCGCAGCAATGCGTATTTCTTCTTCTTTAATACTATCCTTGGTATTTTTAAGCAGTTCTTTAAGTAAGTCTGCCTTTTGACTTAGTTCGGTGATACCTAACAACTGCTCAATCATGTTGCGTTGGTCGTTAGACTTCATAGCCAAGAACGGCTCAGTGTAAGTGTTCAGCGCAATAATGTGCTTGAACATTTCATGTGGAAAGCCCACAATCTTTTCAATAGCTTTTTGTGTTTCTCTGCTGTCGCCTTGTGCGTCATCGTCTTCATTATCAGCATCGCCTGTGTCGTTGCCGTCTACAATAAGACGCAGCACGTTAGGCTTGCGACCACGCTCAATTCTATAGTCCTTGCCGTTGATTTCAAAGTCAACGCTAACAAACATGTTCTTGCCGTTGGTCTTGTTGATCAAGTTATCCTTGCGGATATTGGTTAGTGCTTCGCCGTAAAGTGCATAGCTGAGTGCATTAATGATAGTGGTCTTACCAGTACCGTTTCTACTGCCATCACCCCCCATGTCTAGGTTATGGCCTAGAACAAGTGTTAGGTTACAGTTATCAAAATTTACAGCCTGTGTTTGTGCGCCAATACTCATAAAGTTCTTGGCAGTTACATTTTTAATTTTAAGCATTAAACTTCTAATCCGTGATAGATATCAATTAGCTTTTGTGCATTAACGGTACTAGATTCAATTGTTTGTAGCTGCTGAATAACAATCTGGTCCACGCTTTCAAACTTGATCTCACCACCTTCAAATTCCTGTTCTTCATCTTTAACAGGAATTAGTTGTAGTTCTCTAACACCGTACTGCTCCGCAAACTTCTCTTTGATAAAGTTTGCTTCTTCATAGCTAATGCTGATGTTTAATTTTACACGAGCATGGGTGTATTTGTCAAGTAAATTCGCATGGTTGTCAATAAGTTCAGTAAGTGTAACTACCTTAAACTTTGGACAATCAGGCCAGTTAACGTATACTGGTTCTCCCCCCCAAGTAAGGAACATAGCACCACGTTCATTGTCATCAACGTCTGCATAGTTGTGCGGGAACGCATTACCAATATAGTGAATGTTGTTCTTATACTGTCGCTTGTGGAAGTGTCCGCTGAACACGTATTCTGGACCAGTTAAGTGTTCTGCTTTGAGTCCACCGTGGTCAGGCATTTCCACCATAGCATTCATTTTGAAGTAGGGCAACTCTAAGTGACCAAACAAGTACTTGACTTTCATCTTTTGTACTTGTTTCCACTCGTCAGCTACCAGCCACGGAATAATAGCAACATCATCTTTTACAAAATGTTCGTCTACCATAACAAAATTAGGCAAGTCACGAGCATACTCAATACTGTTAAGTTCACGCTTGTCCTTATAGTACAAATCGTGGTTACCGGTGATGAAGTAGACCTTTTCAAAATTGTCGTTTAACTTCTTAAGATCCTTAATGCTAGCGTTCATTGTAGCAACGTTTACGCTGGCACGATGGTGACTCCAGTCTCCTAAAAAGATACATGTCTCTGCACCGCGGGCTTTTGCTTCTGCAATAAACCAGTCAACAAAACGATGGCAGTCATCTAAGTGAACGCGGCTGTTTTGCTTTAGACCGTAGTGAATGTCAGTAAAGCAAGCCGCTGTTTTAAACAGCTGACTCATCGCTCGTCGTACTCCTCATAAGAAGGCTTTTCTGCTTCTGCACTTTCTCGTAGAGCTCTAATTTCTTCTTCGTGTGCCATCTGACGACCAAAACTTGGTAAGTGTCCGTGCTCAATAAGAATATCGTCACGAATAACTTGATTACGCTTTTCCAAATTTAATACTCGGGTAAAGCTATTGTTTACTGCGGCAGTGTAATAAGCAAAAGGATTATCACTCTTTGCTTCGTTAAACTGTAATCCAACTTGACTTAGCTGCACTAGTGCTTGCCCGCGCATTTCGTCTACATAAGTATAGCCACGCCAGTTGCTACGGTGGCTGTAACGTTCAACTAGCTTGAGGAACATTGTTCCTAGCTTGTTGGTAATCTTGCCGTGGTCGACGCAGAACTCGCCGTTGCTCAAACTACCACGCCAGTGACTGCGAGCAACTTCTTTTAGCTCGCCACTTTGATAAGCATAATGTTTAAATGGGGGGAAGTTTACGCGACTTTTTTCTTCAGCTTCGTTTTTAGGATTCTTCTTACGGCCTTCTTCTTCAGGAATATGCTCGTAAGTCATAACTCGAAACACAATATCGTTATCGTCAATTGAATCCGGATCTACAGCAAAGTCCTTTTGTTTAGGTTTATTTCGGTAGTCTTTACTATCGTGATGTAGCATTGCTTCTGCATATCCTTCACTTTGAATACGAGCAGCACGATTTTCTTTAGCTTGCTTTAGTGTCTTTTTATTAATTTTTTTGACATCTTCTACGATAATATCGTACATATCGTATTTGTCATCTTCAAGATAACAAAATGTCATCTTACTCTTGTGTATCTCTTTCAGGATATCTTTATTATTTAGGTAGTTAACCTTTTTAGTCACTGTCATGCTGGCTCCTATAGTGTTGCCATTAGTATATACTATAACTTATCTTTGTCAACGGTAAATTGTCCAGAATATTGAAAATATTAAAA